CAATTTGGCTGTCTGGTTTCTGGAATCTATGACCAGAGTCTGTGAGTTAGTAACATTTCCATTGAATTCGATGCGTGTGTTAGTCGTGAGGTTTTCTACGACTGGGTTCTGAGCTGGGCCTTGAATAGTAAGTACCGGATATACTATGTCGATAGAGTCTACCTGAACATTAGATATGCCACCGCCACCACCTTCTTCCCAAACAGCGCCGCCAAACGGATTTTCACAATCGGTAGCAGTAGAGCCAGATTCAAACTGTGCCCTGAAAGATATGCCATTGGTATTAGTACCGCTAGTGCCGGACATCCATAGCCGAAGTTTAGCTATCGTCTTAGTAGCGGAAACTTGCACCGATGTATTACCTGGGGCTATGTAGGCGTCTAACGATGTATTATCGGTATAAAATACCCTTAGATTTATTTGGAGGGTCGACATCTCCTCGTCAATAGAGAATACATAATCGCCTGATGGTAGATTAATAGTTTGGTCTTTAAATGCGTTAGACCAGCTGGATACACCGGTACCGGATAGAGAGATAATTCCATAATTATTGACTGAAGCAGCAATTCCTTGGTTCCCATTGGCAACTGGGGTTGGAATTAATAGGTTCTTTTGGCTGTATTCCCATACTACGCCATCCTCATCCCATAACAGTCCACCCTGAGCCATGGTAGATAGTGGAATATTAGCAGAATCTGAGTAGATCTCATTTCCGTCAGCATCCTCTTGGTATTCGTAGTAGTTTACGTCCTCAAAATTAAGCGCTACATGATATTCCGGAGAAATTTGGAACAATTCTTTGATTTCTGGGGCGTCTACTAAGAAGCCTTTCTGTCTTTTGATAGCAGTACCATCCTGGAAGATGTAAATTACCTCGTAGAAGTGGTTTTTTAGGAAGAATGCGAAGAAATCTCGGCGATATTGCTCGATTTCTTGCGGCGTAGAAGTCGCATCGCCAACATATCCGTCGAAATTTTGGGTAGTAGCACGGCGGACTTGGCCTGCGAGCAGCGTACCATCGTTACCTTGAACATCGACGGCATCGTTTACGATAAGGTTCGCCTTGAAGTGTTGCTGGCTAGACTTAAAATCATAGGCTCCGTCACCAAGTAAGAGGCGTTCGCCATCATCTCTGACGAATAGAGCTAAAATCCAACATTGTGTAGTTATATTTGAAATCATATGGCCCTCCTTATAGCCTGAGTCATTACTTGGCTGACATTCTGAGCGTCAAGCTCACTGTTAATCTGATTATTAATTGTTACATTCACTGGCTCACCGATTGCATTAGAGCTTACCTGGCTTGAAGTGTTTATGACCGAAGATAGGGAATTGCTTCTGTCAGTTATAGTCGGCGTAGATATGCTAGGCGAAGTGACAGAAACGCCGGCAACCTGATTCATCATTACGCCTGCCGCATCGGTCGGTAGGCTAGAATTGTTAGCGATACCAAGTTCAAGACCTTTGTCAATAAAGTAACCGATTTTTTGAAAAACTCTCGATGGGGAGTGGATACTACCAGCCTTCTTGGCTGCGGCGATGGTAGCAGATACCATCTCATAAGAAGCCTCTGCTACATTATGCTTGGTCTTCTCGATTCCTTTCTTCAAGCCCATCATAAGATTGACACCAATTTGATAGAATTCTCCAGTCTTCAGTTTGGTAGCTTCCAGAGCCTCTGATGTAGCAGATACGATGCTATTCTTAGTAGAATTCCAGTGGTTCTTAAACTTATCGTCTGCCTTAGCTAGCTGGTTTCCAATGAATATAGCCATTTCTTGCGTATCGTCTTTAGTGAATTGCATAGCCTGGCCGTAGGCGTCAGTATATTTAATAGTGGAGTTGCTGAGCGCCATTAGTGCTAATTCTACCTCATGATATCTACCTGCCTTGGTGGCCTCCAATAACTCTGCTTGCTTATCGGCAGCAATCTTCTTCCACTCTTGGTCCGCGTAGTCAGAAACCTTTTCGTTAACTTTGCCTTGAGCGTCCGCTAGCTTCTCTTTAGCCTCGGTGACACGGCCCTCAGCAGACAGTACTTCTAGCTGGGCCTTATGAAGTTCTTCTTGACTATAAGTTCCAGCCGCCAACATAGCATTGTAAATTTTCTGCTTTTCAGTAGCATTCTCCTGAGCGTTAATATAGGATAGCTCAGCATCTACTGCGCTTAGTTTTGCCCCCTCTAGGTCTTTAAGAATTTTTTTCTGCTCTTCGAGCGAGTCATTATACCACTCATTAGTGATGGTAGCCATTTTGACTACATCCATGCGGTTCTTTTCAGCTACTTTCGCTTCCATTTCTCTGAGCTTGTTAGTTTCAAGCGCCAGATTGATTGATTCCATAACTGCTACTATCCCAAGCATGGCTATGCCAAGAGGGCCCATAGCAGCCTTTAGGCCAGTGCTGGCTGTGGCTGCGGCTTGCTGTGCCTTCGTAACCGCACCAAGTCCGGCGGCATATGCGCCCGTAGAAGCCGTTCCTGCCACCATCGCACCATTTAATGCTAACTGAACTCCCTGTACGGCTCCGGCTACAAACTGGTATCCTTTCCACGCCGTTACTATCGCCGCAACGGCTACTGCTACCCCTTTTAGAAGCTCTACTATTGGTTTCTGGTCTGCTAACCAGCTGAACATATCACCGATGCCTTGCAGCACTCCTAATACCCCATCGAAGACGGAGACAAGCCAACCAAACGAAGACGAGAGTGAATCTATCACGCTGAATATAAGTTTCACTACTCCTGATACTACTTTGCCAATTTTACCTATAACAGAACTGATGTTCTTGACTGCCTCTGAAATTCTAGCAGGTCCAATAGCCTGAAACACATCTGTTATTGCCTTAGTAAACGCGGTCTGTAAGTTAATCAGAGATGTACCTATTCCTCCAGTAGCATCTTTGGCCTGTTGCGCAAAACTAGCGAATCCATCGATTCCCTCTTTGTCCATACGAATCATAGCGTCGGTGAACTCATCCATCGATATTACACCATTGCGGAGTGCCTCGCCGAGCGCCGTAGTCATATCGCCGGAGCCATTCTTGACTGCCTCTAGCTGTTTAATAACATCAGAATTGGCGCCCATTTCTTTGGCTTTTTGGATGTATTTATCGATAGAGCTAGCATTCCCTAGCATAGCCTTGGAGATCTGCTTCAATTGTGCCGGCATAGCCTGTTGCAGTGTTCTCCATTCCATGATATCAGGCTTGCCTTTGGCGTAGGACTGAGATAGCTGTTCAAGAGCGCTAGACTGAATTTCTGCGCTAGCGCCACCGGCCAGAATGGCATCATTTACCGCCATGAAGATTTTCTCTGACTTTTCTACATCGCCATTCTTGGAAGTAAAGCGCTGGACTGCTAGTGTAGCATCGTCCAGTTTAGTAGGTAGGCCCAAAAGACTTTCAGATAAGCTATTAATCACCTTTGACGATGATTCGGCCGATATGCCCATGTTCTGCATGACTTTCGGGAAGTTGTTCAGAGTGTCTACACGCTTCACCGCATCGTCTAAATTATTAGCGATAGATGCGCTGACCTTTTCTATGCCTTTCGCGATTAGATTACCAGCCGCAACAGACCAAGCGCTACCCCATTTGGAGCCGGACTCACTTCCGGCGGTGCTCATCTTGGCTTCGACTTCCGACTGACTCTTACTGAGCGATTTAGTATCGAATGTCAGTTTGATTGTCGCTTGACCTACTTCTGCGGCCATTTAGAATTCTCCTTTCGCGATTTTTGCTTCTTCTTGATATATTTTTCTTGCCTCGGATGGTCCGGTTGGCTTCTTTTCGCCTTTGTAGTATTTCACGCAGGACGACACCAGCGCGATAATTATGGCCTCAAGGTTTAAGAGTTGGCCCTTATCCCTTGCTCGTTCGGCGTTTAGCCATTTGTCCATCTGAGCTATTTCTATTTCGCCCTCGTTCCACTTCTGATAGACATCATATCCGAATCTAGCTACGATTTCAGCGGAATAGGCGTCCCATTTGTCAAAGAGCTTCTTTTTGTTTCTGTCTTGCGCGCTTTTCTTCGCTTTCTCACGAAGCTCGCGCAGCCGGTCTTTGTCTATTAGGTCAGAAGCCTGAAAAGTCGTTTTTTTAGGCTTGATTTTAGATCTAGCCTCTTCGAGCGTTATCTCAGGCTTCTTGACCATTTAGACTACTCCGATTCGCTAACTTCTACATATTCGCCAGTAAGTGGGTTCAGGCGCATATTTGTAGTAGTCGAGTAATCACCGAAGCGGTAGCTGTAAGCAGGATAGCCATCAGAACCGTGTTTGGTTGCGTTGTAGATGATTGGGTTAAGAGCGATAGACTGAGTAGCAGTTTCGCTAGAACCAAGCTCAATATCATCAGTGATAGTTGGCTGACAACGAGTAAGCTCGACATCTACCTCAGAACCGTCATCACAGACGCCCTGGCAAATTACGGACCAGTATTCAGAACCTGCGCAGAGGTTAGAACCAGCGTCAGTAATCTGGCCGGCATTTGGGTCAGCACCAGCGTAGGTAGCTTTCTTCCAGTTGCCGATGAGCTCGCCAACGATGTGCCAGTTGTCCAACATGATGTTAAGAGTACCAGCAAAGGCGTCAAGCGTGCCTGGGATTGGCGTGTTGGTCGTGCCAGCGGACGAAGCGCGAGAAGCGGTTCGTGGAGCGATGTTTACGCTCATCTGGGTATCCTGACCTAAATCATCTGGGCCGAGGACCAAGGTTTCCCAGTCAGCACCAGCGCTAGCCTTCTTACGAAGAACGATGCGGTGTGGCTGAGTAATATTGATAGATTGTGCCATCATATTCCTTTCGTTAATTGTTAATATCGTAAATGAGCCTTGCGCTCGCAATCTTTACAATCGTTCCGTTTCCGGTCGCTCCGCTGTTTTCCGGCGAAGTTACCGGCTGAATCCGGATATTTGAATAGCTATAAGTAGTGCCCCCGACGCTGCCGCTGAGGTTGCAGATGTACTTGTTAGCGAGTATCCATTCTAGAATCGCTCGGTGCGTTTCTTCGGTCTTCACTTTGTTAGAAAAGCCTACATAGAAGTCTACCGTAGTAGCCATATTTAAGCCTTTTCTGGACTGAGATAGGTCTCCACCACGAGTTACAAGCCAAACGCCCTCTGCTGGGCTCCCGTCGCTTTGTAGCGGCATTTCTTCCCAGTAGAAGTTCTTATTTCTCGTTAGACCAGCTACTTGGTCAGTAGCCATCTTCTCGAATATTGCTAGTGTTATCATATCAGTTCCTTAAAATATTGGCTTATATCTTGATTCGCTACTTTTGTTAGTGCCTTGGCCATGTAGTGAGTGGTCTCTGGATGTTTTTTGTTGTGGAACTCACGATAGAGCGCATATGGTACAGTTTTGCCTGATACTGAACCACCGGCCAGAATATAAACTGTATCATTTCTATCGGCGGTTACCCTGATAGAGTTCCGAAGCGCGCCGGTCAGTACTGGTGCGTTAGATCTAGCTTGGGAAGCTACCGCGTTGCCCATTCTGAGCAGTCCCTTAGTCATTCCTAGACGGATATCATAAAGAGCTGCCTGATTCCATTGGAAGTTGCTAGTTGCAGCCATAGCGAGCCTCCGTAGGCCGGAGACTGAACTCGATATGCTCGATTGTGCCATTTTCAAGGTTACTGCCGATACCAACATCTATAATCTCGTAGAATTGGTCCTCGACCGTGTTGTACCATAGATAACCTGCCAACAGAGCGCTAGATGATGTTGTCGGTAGTTGCTCTGGACGCGCATATAGTAGCGTACTAGAACCGATTTCATCAGCATTTGGCGCCATATTAGTCTGGGCGTTCGAGCCTACCTCTACAATTACATCTATCTGGCCAAGCGATTCATATACATCGCCTACTTCGGTTGCCTTTTGGACGCAGCCAATTTCCCATTCATCAGAGATAGCGTTAGGGAATGCCTTAAAAACATCCATAGCAACACCCCGCAGTCTTTTCGACATCTATACTAGTACCGCACTCGGTGTATAACTCGATAATATCGGAGTAATACTGCGCAATCTGAGAGAAAGCGTCGGCGGCACTACTGTTGCTGAATCTGATTGTAAAGTTTCTAACTCGCTTCTCTTCGATTGGCGAGTTGGTGCCTTGATACTTGAACACCTCTGCCATGAAATTGGCCAATAGCTGAGCCAATAGGTCAGGCAGAGGGTCCGGAAGGCTTTCAAGGCATAGGAAGGACGCTAGACGAGCACTAGCAGCCGCGACAATGCGTGCCCAATCTGCTTCGTCGAAGTTTACGGTTTCACCTGTCCAGAGCTTGTAATCGTCTTGCGTCAACATCCTATTATTCCTTCCTATTCGCTTTCGCCACCCAAGGTGATAGCGACCGCAGACTTGTAGTTACCAAGAGAACCAAAGCGTGGGGTCTCATCAAGGAGGATGTCGGTGTTAGTGCTGGTGTCAAACTCAGCGCGGACGCGGATTTGACCTTCGCCACCGTGTTTGTAAGCGTTGTTTACGATGAGGTAAGCGTCAGCGTCAGAGTTTTCCATCCAAGCTGGAGTGTAAACTCTCTCGACACCGAGGATGTCCTCAACGCGAGAACCAGGAGCTACGAGGTAGCCACCAGAAACCTTCTCAGAGAGAAGAGAAGTGATAGCGGAGCCCTTAGCAACGATGTACTGGCCACCCTCAGTCTTGATGTCAGCGCGAGCAGCGACAACACCGTCGTAAAGGTTACCATTGACAGTCGTAGAGGAAGCAACGTAAGTACCGAAGCCCGAAGCAGCAGCGGCATCAGCAGCGATGCTGTAAAAGCCACGAGTGCCATCGAACATACGATAGTCAGGGTTGTTACCGACTGGAGCAGTACGGCCATCACCAATGATAGCAGCGCGCTCAATCTCAACGATGATAGCGTCGACGAGCTCACGGGAGCGGAAGTCGATTAGCCATGGGTTTTCGTAGAGTTCGGTTGCGTCTAGATCTAGGCGCTTGTAAACCATCTTGACGAGCAGGTCACGAGTGGTGTCCTGGAGGTCTTGATTCTGTTTGATGTCGCCTTTCTTGTGACCAGCAGCACGACCATTGCCTTCAGCAGCAACGGAGAGCATGTTTAGGCGGAAGCTCTTAGCAGAGATGAACTGGAAGTGGCTGATAATGCCATCAGATTTCTCAAGAGCGTCTGCGAAGTACTGTTCAACCGGTGCCGGGTTTGGCAAGCCAGCAATGCCATCCAAGCTCATGTGCTTGGAAGCTTCTGCACGCCACATAGCGTCAAAGGTAGCGCCGAGGCGGCCAGCTTTCTTCAAGGTGTCAGCGAAAGCGCGGTGGCCTTCTGCACCATGTAGCCAGTCGTTCTTAGCGACTACTTTTTCTTGTTTTACGCGGTCTTTGATGACCAAAACGTTGTTGTGGACAATGTTGTCCGCAGTTTTTTCAGCCGGAGCTTCTGGAGCTTCTTCAGCTGGAGCCGCTTCGCCCTCGGCATCTTTGGTGTCGCGAGCAGTTGGCTCAGTCTCGGATTCAGGGACCTCAGCAGTGAGTTCATCGACTAAGTCGTGAAGTTTGCGAGCCTCCTCACGAGTGAGTTCGTCTAATTCTTTAGCCATTAGATTTCCTTTCTCATTATTATTGGTTGTTGTTACTCCATCATCAGATTCAGCGGCCATATCAACGCCATTTGCTTCGTCTTTTTTGGAGTCAATAGTTTTAGCGCGCGGGTCATTCCCTGTCAATACCATCGAAATCTCGCGCAGTATTCCGATTGGTTCGGTAATTTCGTAGCCAGTGCCATAGTAGCCGTCAGGATACCAGTCAATTCCGGTAGAATAGCTCGCATCTTCTGAAATAGCCCAAGCGTGGTCCGCTAATTGGTCATTATCAGCGAAATACATCCGGGCGTGTAGGCCATCATCTTCGAGCCAGACGCGACAAGAGCCGAATTGTTTCTCGATAGACGGCACCAATTCGCCATCGATGAGTTCACCGTGGTCAGCCTGAGCTTTTACGCTGTACTGTTCGGTCTGCTTCTCTGGGTTGGTGTCTAGCTCTGAAATCTTGTAAAGATTGGAGTCTCGTCCCATAACATAGAGCTGGTCTAGGTCTCGAATCTCCCCAGATTCCATAATTTCGCCAGAATTTGCTAAAATATTGCGGAATCGGCGTTTGTTTTCGCCTTTGGCATCTTTTATTTCTACTTTTGCACTGTAAAATTTTGTGTTCATACCGGCAGTATAACCGCCCATAGGAGCTGGGCGCTAGACGGCCTAACCGATTCTGACTATATTCATGCTAGTCTTTAGTAGGGTGACACCATTTTGTCCGGTAGCATTGATTCTAATAGTGGCATTAGCTGGGACAGTTACTATCTCAGCCCACGAAGCTTCTTGGAACGATGAGTAGTTAGTATGTGGTGGAATCTGTAAAATATAGTCTGTACCGGTGACTAGAGTACTATTGACTTCCATCTGAGCATCTAACTCACCGAATGTAGAGTTGGAAGACTGGCGCAGGTTCAGCTCAGCTGTTACTAAATAGGTGCCTGCCTCTGTAACATTGATACTAGGCAGGGAAGTAGTGCCATGATAAGTGTAATTTTGTAGATCTAGCTTACTGGCAGATAATACGGCCGTAGAACCAACAGCGAGCATCGTAGAGTCGATGTCGGTAGTCCCATTAGGTACCGTAGCCTTGCCCAGGATGGAATAATAGGCAGTCGAACCAGCTGCGCCGTCAGCGGTGATAGCGGAACGAATAGCAGAATCATTCGGGGCAACAGGGGTGCTAGAAGGTGTTCCAGACACTACGATGAGGCCACAAGCGTCTGGGTTGTCTACCTCAGTTTCTGAGCCCTGTGGTGGATTCACAACATAGGCTACTACTAGATCTATACGGCTACCAGCTGCCGGAGCGGCTGGGATAGTTACAGAGATAGGGGAACCAGAAATATTGTTAATAGTAGTACGATTTCCGGCCGCATCCTCAGCTACGGCAACATCGCGAGTATCAGCCGCGCCGCCGATGTAAATATTCATACCTGAATCAGGCGACATAGCCCATCCAGATACCACACCAGCGCCTGAATAGAGCGCTAAGTCATCATTGAACGCATTAACACTAGTCCGGCCGCTATAAGCGCCATTAGTACCGACCGCATTATTTGGATTTGTCATTTGGTTTTCCTTTCGTTATTAATATTGAAATTAAAATAATCAGTAGTAAGAACATCTAGGTTCACGCTCACTTTCTGCTTGCACCCCTTGCAGATTAGAATTGCACCAAGGGATTTGTTAGTTTCGCCGAGAACTCGGCCGCATTTCGGACACTTTATATTTGTCATAGGACTACCTCATCAAAGTAACATCGGCAGTTACAGTGGGCGTTAGGGCTCTGGCCCTCATCGTTCCACTTATCATGAGTCCAGGTTAGCATTTTGCCGTCTTGCTCTACTTCAACGGTTGGGAACGCTTCCCCGAGCGCCACCATCTTGCCGTCCATTTCCTCACATACTGGGCAAGTCTTGTGGTCATGAGTGCAGCGCCAAACTACGCCGATTTTGAGGTTGTATTTCTCTTGTAGATACTTATCATTCTCTAAACGGCCAGAACGGAAGGCATTCACGGTCTCATTTCTAGCGATTAGCTCTGCTCGGTAGCGAGGCATACCCTCAGCTAGTCTAGTTTTGATTTGGGAAGCGCTAAGGCTCTCTTCTTCGCCAGCTAATAGCGTAGCCTGAGCGATTTGCTTAGCTTCGTTGGTCAATCCATCAATAAGCTCAGCGGTGCGAGCGTCTAAGCGATTCTCGAAATCTTCCGATAGGTGATAGCCATCGTTCTCTAGCACCTCTTTGATTTCATCCGTAGCCTCTTTGCCAAAAGATAGCCCAGATATGACCTTAGCGCCCTGATTTGCTCCATCCGTAGCGGAGCCCATCAGTAGCTCATCTACTACCTTTCGGACTTCTTCCTCAGGGATGTCTAGGCCTTCGGTAGCCGACTCTACAATCTTCATCAGTTGGTCGTAAATCTTCTTCTCGATAGTTTCCTCCTCAGTGAACACCGGTCGATATCCATACTCATCGTGAGTGGTGTTGTGGCAGTCGCAGGCGCGAAGTGTTTCCTGCGTAGGGTTGTTCTGTGAGGTACTATCTTTCGATATTGTTCCTGTATTTTTGTTTTCCAGAGGAGCTGGTAGCACATTAGCTTCTCTTTCTGCCGACAACACCCTAGAATAAATTCCATCCGCTACTGGTAGCCAAGTCTCAGGGAGTTTCAACGCTTCAACGGCTGCGGATGGTCTGGCGCCGGCGCTAATCATACTCGTCAAGGTTTCGGTCTGAATCTTTGCAGTCTCCGCCTGAGTCTTCAAGCGGTCCGTGAGCTCTGGGAATTCAAGGTCGAACTGAATAGCGTAGCCGAGTCCGCCAGTGATACGGTCTAACTCGTGCTGGAACTGACCCCAGAATGATAGAAGAGCCGGATATACACGCCGCTTAGTGAACTGGTAATCAGATAGCTCGGCGTTGTCGTATTTAGCCGAGGAATCGTCACCCATGATGAAATTAGAAACACCGACTGCTTTATTTAGGCGGTCGGAGATGATAGAATTCAATTCCTTGAGCGCAAGCGTAGAGTTCGGGCCCTGAATGGTCTTGACCTCTACTTGGTCCTGTTCCTCACCAGTTGGGAGGTACTGGCGCCATACATATACCGTCTTATTCGCGTTTTTAGCGCCTTTGAGGCCCGATTCTAGTTCTCGCCTAGTCTGCTCGTACTTTTCTTTTGAAGAGGCTCTGATGGTCGTGATAGAGGCCGGAATAGCACCATTGGCTAGGAAGTATTTCTGATACTGCATCATCAAATCGTCAATCTGTGCGGCCGTAAAGGCAGATGTAGCCGGAGATACACCCTTGTCGATATTACGAGGAGATCTACTGAACCGGAGCGTCATAACCTCTTCTTCGGTCAGTACTTCCAGCCCAGTTTCAGTATAGACATCAAAGCGGTATCCGCCGGTAAGGTTATTTATCGAACGGCATCCTACCGGAAGAATGGTGTAACCGATGATACGGTTTCCGTTTCTATGCACATGGATATTTAGCTCTTCCTCAGTTAGCCAAGTAGCAAAAGCCGCGTCCATGAATTCAGCCCAGCCCATAGAGTAGTTAGGCGCCATCAGAACCATAAGTTCAGGAGTTCGTACGTCAGCTAGCCTAGCGCCATTTCTGCCGACCCCATATGGAACGACCGTTTTCATCTCATCAATAAGTGGACGGACCTGAGCGAAGAAATTCTCGTAGTTAGAGCATAGCGCATTTACATAAATCTGGCCATTGGTCTCTTGTGTGACCGTCTGCTTTCGGTTGGTAGTCTTATCCTTGAACCTTTGAATTATTCCCATTTTTCTTTGCTTTCTTCTTAGTGGTTTTCTTTACAGGAGCTTTCGCTTTTGGAATGAATTTAGAGATATCTTTGCTATACTTACGGCCATTGGTAAAGAATGGCATAGATCTAATGCCGGATTTCTTCGCCGCTAACATCAGCTTCTTAGCCTCTGGCATAACGAACGAAACTTTCTTGATTACAAGGTTATTCTTCTCGGCAATGCTATACTGTCTATCGGCCCACTCTTTACGAGCGCCACAATCTGGACAATCCATATAGACGAGCATTATTTCCGAATTTTCATTTGTCTGTAACATTTGAGCTCCTGTGTTACTTATTTCTTGCCAATTCTAACCGCCCATAGGAGCTGGGCGCTAGATGCCATCAAAAAACCGGCATTTCTGCCGGTCTTCTGCTATTTCTTGGACGCTAGTTCCTGCGTAGACTTCTCTACGCGGTCTGCCATGTCTTCAATACCGTAGGCGAGATACGCCTGAATCTGGTATAGCCCCATGACGGTTGCGTGCTGGTCTAGAAACTCTTTGACGCGCTCGCGGTCATCTTCGCCGAAGCATTTGCTGATTACTTCGATGCCGTTCTTGATATTGTCGGTGCTATCGAATTTAAGCTCCTGCAAGCGCAGTTTAAGCTCAGTTGTAACTTTCGGCGTAAGAGTAAAATCGTCGTCAAACTCAATCGCCTTTAGTTTTTTTAGCTTTAAAGCCATATTGTGCTCCTCGTGTTACTTTATGGCTTCATAATAAGCTACCATAGGAGCTGGGCGCTAGTAGACTAGGAATTTAGATACAACAGGGTTTTCGCTAGTGCCTGTGACATAACATTCCATGGCACGGTTTTCGTAGCCGTTATAGTCTACGCTATACTTCATATACCAAGTATCCTCATCGTAAGCATACTCAGCTATTTGGCCGAGTATCTTATGGATTGAGAAGTTCTGGTAGTTTCGCTCGCCATATAATTCGCAGGCGGTCAGAGCGTTTACGGAAGATAGTTTCTTTTCCAATCGGTCCTCTTTGGCTCCACTTCTGACGCTAGAACTCTCACTGGATGTAGATGTAGTAGTGGTGGTGCTATTCTTGCTAACATCAGCAATGGCTAGTGAAATTCCAGCGACCCCTAATAACACGGCCACCGAAACTATTACAACAAGCCAAATATTTAGCCCTCCGAATTTTTTCTCGTCTGTTTTAGACTTCTCCTCGCCCATTGTGTGCTACTCCTTGTTTATACCTTAAATTATACCGCTAATGCGTCTTTTTTTCAAGTTATTATACATTTTGTTGATTATCGTAAAACTTTCTCGAAACTTTTCCACGATTTTATGCTAGAAATCAAACTTAGGCCGGCTCAAGTCATCAATAGCATAGCGTAGGGCATCCATCAAGTGGTCGTTACCGTCCTGAGGCTCATCTATGGTCTCGCCGGAGCGTTTCTTGCGCCAAGCGTAGCTCAGATACTCCTGTTTCAGATTCTTGCCGGCATATACTATCTGGCGCTCTTTTACTCGGTCAATTCCTCGCAGGACAGAGCCAGGGTTCTTGTCGGCACCAAGTATACGATAGCCAGACTGCTTTATTTCAGCTATAATTTCCGGACGGGCGGCATCCGCTACGATTACGGCCGTAGCGTCTAGATCTAAGCTCTGGAATAGCGGAGCATACTGCGAACCAAGCAGCCCTTTTTGGTAGATCTCCTCGATTATGCCCAAGCGTCCGTCTTCAAGCTCCCAAATAGATACCAAAGCCGATTCATCGTTAGAGAAGCCGAAGTCTAGGCCATAGCGCACTAACCTTCCGGCTTTCTTGATTTTCTCGCTGGTAGATTCTTCCCAGCCGGAGTATATATTCCCCTCAAGCGTTCCGATTTGGCCCAAGCCGTACACCGTCCACCAGTTTGACGGCTCTTCGCCTTTCTTCGGCCGCCTAGACTCGATATTAGCCCTCTCACGGGCGCTCAGAGCCTCGTTGTCGGTATAAGTCAGTATCAGGAACGTTGTCTGGTCTTTCTGTCGTTCCAGAAGCTCTTCGTGAGCCCAGAATTTAGCCGAGGGGTTGTAGTCGATGATAGCGAAGTCTCGAGTACGGCTTGCGAGTTGGTCAAAGACTTCATAGCTGATACCGTTAGCCTCGTTTACGAATAGGACATCACGGCGCGGACCACGAGCCGACATTTTATCGACCGATACGAACTCAAGAGTAGATCCATTGCGGAATCGGTAGATGTGGTCTGTTCCGGACCAGCAAGACGGGTCCCACCGGTTAGTCTCTTTGAGGACTTTTTGGAAGTCGCGAATCGCACCAGTTTTCAGGTGCGGATATGACAAGCCAAGCACGGTAACTAGGGAATCTGGATAGCTTTCGCAATAGCCGACGAGCAGAGTCAGAATAGCGAAGGTCTTTCCGGCCGACATACCGCCCTGAATAACCTTGTAGAAGGTCGGCTCGCATACCGCCGCCTCAATCTTATTTAGAGATGTCGTCCTCGCCATTGCCGAATATCCTCTTGACGCGCCGAAGCGCCAACTTATATCTTATCTTCTCGATGATTGTCTTAGGTTTATCACAACAGCCCATATTACTCCTCGAATCTACTCTTAGTTTTGAATCGGTTGCGGATGTACTCGCCAATAGTCCCGTTCTTAAAGCTATCGTCAGAGGTAGACAGGAACGGCCAGTTCTTCACCTTGTCGACGTTATAGTTTTCTAGCATGACTTTCATGTCGGAATGGTTTACTCCGCCGACTTCCCAATAGTTGCCGTATAGCGCCCGTTGCATTGGCTCGTCTGGGAACTTTTCTAGGACCTCCAGCATCTTCTTGCGGTTTATCAGCATTGGCTTATGGACGGAATAGTTTATTGTGCCTTTTTTAGCTTCTTTCAGCGTCATTACGAGATGTCTGAGCCTAGAAGTATAGTCGGTGCGCTCGCCGTTGTGCCGAGCTTCCACACGCTCTATCTGGGCTTCTAGCGTGCCATTGTATTGTGCCGGCATATTTTCCGGCATTGGTTGCATAATAAAGAAGTCATCGTTGAACAGCCAGAAGTTTTCGGTCAGGGCATCGTTCTGGCAAGCGGCTAACATCATTCCGCGGACTCGCTCCCACTTTGAGCGCTCAGTCTGCGAAACTCTGACATGGACATCAGGCTTGATTCCTTTCGGACATCCACCATAGAATACGACTCGGTTATACTCCCAGTTCTCCTCCACCGAGCGCAAGGAATAGCGGAGCTCTTCGTTGGCCGTAGTATTCTTCAAGAAATATACGATATCATGCTGGCCATTCGCCACCCTATTGAACCCGAATCGCCGAAATAGTGTAGAGTTCTTATGTGCCTCAATCTTCTTATAGTACCAGATCTTCTTGGCTTCGTCCTCCTCGGCATCGCCTAGATCTTTGAGTTTGTCTAGTAAGTTTTGCAGTCTTGGAAGACTTAGCTCGCCACGGCAGAGCGACTTCTTGTCATCGAAGTAGTGGAATATCAGCGTCTGTGGAGCTTGATACAGCCCGCCGTTGGCTAGTATTGCCTGGGCGCTGAATATCTCGTCTTCTCCGAATTGCATTTTCTCTTGGAACTTGAGCCCGTTCTCTTTGACGAATTCAGTTTTGAATAGTTTGTTCCATACCATAGCCCAGCGTCTTGGAAGCTCTTCTGGCCGATAGAAGCCCTTCCTGATGTTGTCTTTGACCTGATTCAGCGGATGACAACGGTACTGACCGAACTGGTAGATATTGAAGTCGTGCCGAGTGATTCTGGTCATAACATCCACGGCGTCCAGCGTATAGGCATCGTCAGCGTCCAGAAAAGTCAGGTAGTTTCCTTTGACCTTTTTAAGTCCGAAATTACGAGCAGAAGAAACACCGGAATTCTTCTTCCGGTGGTATATCTCAAACCCATGCTTCTTATACTCGTCGCAGATAGCAGATGAGCCGTCTGTGGAGCCGTCATCCACAATGACGACCTGTGCGGACTTATCTGACTGATTGACCAGGCTATCAAGGCAGCGCCGAAGAAACGGCGCTTTATTATAGACTGGCACAATCACGCTAATCACTGCCGTTTTTCTTCCTTTTTGTTAGATCTACGAGCGGTTTGACTTCCGCCACCTCAGCGCTTATCATCTGCTTTGGCTGACCGTAGACTTGGTTCATCATGCCTTCGATTTCTTTCCACTGACCGGCCTTGATACATCCAGCAAGTTTACGCTCGAATAATGGAGCCGACATATCGTTAGCGATTCCGTCTAGTTCCATCTCTGATAGCTTCAACATTTGCTCTAATTTATAGCGAGCGGTGTCTTCTTTTTTCCATGCTCCGTTGTGTCTAGGGTTGCCATTTGGCTGACCGAACTGAGCAGAAACATTGATAGGGTTCCCGTTCTTAAGCTTCCCTTGACCTTTCACCTGCTTTGTGGTGGAATTGCTACCCATTTATCTTCCTCACTTTCTTTCCAGTCAAGTCTAACTTGTCATAGGAGCTGTAAGCAACCACTCCGTATCTTAGTGCTAGTTCATAACACCTCCGAACTGTCAGCTTTTTGTTTCTGTATAACCTTTCCCTGAATTTCTTCCATCCAGCGCCATAGAATCCCAATGGAGCATCCCAGTTCGTGAAGGTTGTACCATATTTAATCCCATCCTGGTATAGATAGATAGATTGGCGGTCGTAGAATATTAGCTCTCCGCCATCTATTTTCTTGATTGTAATGTAGTCCGCCTTAAAATATCGCTCACCTTTTCTAACACCCATATATGACCCTCTCTTATAGTGACATGCCCATGTGATTCAAATACGAATCGATAATATCCTTTGCTTCCTCGAACCCGACTGCGAATTTGGCTAGATAGTCACGCTTTTCTAGTTCTACCATCATCTTCGCCTGTTCAGCTATATGGTCAGTAGCCCAAGTTCCGTCTTTCTTCTTCAGTCTAGTCCCTTCCTTTTTCAGCTCGATGAATAGACCGTGCCACTCGTTGTTCCAGCTTCCGTCGATACATCGTGGGGACGGCTCAGCTATGAACATATCTGGCCAGCCTCTTCTTCCACCGTTCTGTCTCTTTTGGATAGTTGCCTGACGAACCGTTAATTTGACCCCTGAACCATAGTCTGAGTGAAATATAGCTTTGGGGTATTGGAGTCTTAGATAATCGGCTACCTTAGTTTGTAAATCTCGTTCAAGCATCTTCATCTCCACAAGTTAGTTCTTTGAGCTTCTCAAAATCACGACGTTCGAGGGCCAGCATTATCTGCCGGTCTCTCTCGTTGTCGCATTTTAAAAGCATTTCCATAAAGTTCATTTCTTGGCTCCTCTCCTTGATAGATGCCCACCCTTAGCTCCGGCAATTTTTGCTCGTTCGAAACCGGTCAGGCCGTCATCTCCAATTTTCTCGGAGGCGAATCCGCCCGTATGACCGTTTTGACCGCCTTTTCTACCAATTTCGGCATAGAAGTTCTTCCCGTGTAGTTTTCTATTGGTTTTTGCAGCTTTTAGACCGCCCTCAGTAGTTCCACTCATTACATTTCCTTTCTAGTTTCATTTAGCCAATAAATAAGCAAAGCCGAAGCCGTAACCAGGGCCATTTGGCCCGGAGCCGATAGCCATGCTAGTATCATAGACGCTAAGAATGCCATCAATGCTAAGACTGAGGCTACTCTGAATATTCTCCGCATTACTTAACCCCTTTCTCAGTTTCTAGGAGCCCTAGTTCAGCTTCATCTATATCTCCGGTTTCCTTTTCGCTCTTGGTCGGAGCGCGCAGTGCTTTATCGTAGCCGGACCATGCCAGCTCGATTGCGGCCATAAATTTCTTAAAATTGGCCTTGTCAAAGTCTTTTACTACGTCTAGTACCGTTTGGAACCGCCATTCAGCGTCCGGCACGAAATCTCTTTTTCTTCTAAACATCTTAACCTCCTATTAGTTTAGATAGGCCGAGTATAATCAGCCCGATTATTACTAAATCTTTAATAAACCCAGCGATAATCAGCCAATGGACTTTTCGTTCCAGTTTCTTATTTCGCTGTTTCTCATACGATAGCCCCGTCATCATTCTTTCCTCTCTAGCGCATCTAGTGGGACCGCTCGCATGGCGATTGGCTTACCGTAGCGCGTAGTCATAGTTTCGATTGGAGATCTACATATCGTTTCGTTTGTGACATGATAGATCCCAGCATATCTTCCCTTTAGAATGCGTATATCGACATCTCGACCGCATGGTAGTTTGTACCTCGCTAGTAGGACCACTCGGTCGTTATAGCGTGGCTCTCTGATTTCAATCATATTTCCTCCTAAATAAATCTTGGGGCTCCGGCCGCCCTCAACAGAGCCGGAGCCTTGGGAGGAACCTCATCGCGTTTGGCGATAAAGGAAGGTGGCAGCAACAGTCTGAGGTGTCCTTCTTAGTAGCGCCTCCTCACTACACCACCCACCTGAGGCTCCTAGTTACTTGCTGTTATTTCGTGCTCGCACATCCATTTTGCGGCTGCATTTAGTTCCTGGACCTGTTCCACAGTTAGCCCACCGAACCGCTCCCTAAATGAACTCATTTTTTACCTCCTAAATTATCTCGAAATAAGCGTATCCGTCTGAAGCCGAGATGAATACTTTTCCATCCGGCCAAGGTGAATCTCCACCATGAGCTTCGATAAACTCTTTGGCGTTTGATACCGTGGCGAATTCATAGATCTTCTCTTCGCCACGGCCGTTACTGTTGTGATATCTTACCCTAATCATCGAAACCGTCTACCTCCTCGTCGGTTGGCAGGGCATCTTTCTTCTGCTCTAATCGACTCTTAGCGTTTTCGATAGTCTGACTTACTTCCTGCGCGGTTTTAGTCCTTGCGACATCTACATATTTCTTGATATCGTCCTCGCTCATACCGCCCTGCTTGTATAGCGTTGCGAGATAGCCTAGCTGCTTTTCAGTTGGCCCTGTGGCTCGCGTAGAGCCGCTGTGTGAACCTTTTACCGGCTTAGAGTCCTCAACTCCCTTGTCATCACTGCACGCCACTTGCTCGGCGAGCATGACCGAAAATCTCCTTGCATAAGTCGAAGCGCTCCCGTACATTTGTGCTCGATTCATTCCTTTAGCTTCAAATTCGACGATTTTAGCGCCGATTTGCCAATTTCCGTCCTTATCGAGATACTCAATAAACTCTCCGAATTCTGTAGGTTTGA